TTAGGAAATGAACAAGGTTTAAAAATCTTAGATGAAATATTAGAAAAGAAAAAAGAAGAGCATTTCAAAAAAACTGGACAAATCTTAGAGATATCAAATGAAGAGTTTTATGATTTGATGAGACAAAAAATATCTGAACAATTCAAAGAGTTAGGTCTATTATTAGGTTTAGTGGGACTAGTGATTACTGCAAATGCAGCTAAACCACCTGAAGATGCTGATGATCTTGAAAAGAATAGATATAAGTTTTGGGCAAAATTGATTAATAAAACATCTGATGAGGTATCTTTCTACTATAATCCTATGTCAGCAGAGTCAATTACTAAAGGAAGCTTGATCCCATCTTTAGGATTATTATCTAAAATTGAAAAGATAATGATTAATGTTGGTAAATTTGGCTATGGTGAATTATCAAATAATGAAGAGATGATAGAAAAAGCACATCCTTTGAAGTATACATTAAACATAATTCCTTTTGGTTCTCAATTTGAAACTGAGGTTCTTCCTTACACTAGTCCAGAATTAGCTAAGGAATTAGGTGTTAGAGTAACTGCAGAGGCACGAAGACAGTAATAGCTATATTATGGCATTTATTTACATCTTAAATGCCATATAATGCATAATAAATTATTACATTTGCTTACTTCGAATTAGTCGTTTTTATTAAGGGAGAGAGTGGAAAAATTAGTTACAAACTATAACATCATTCTTAAATGAGAACATTTCTTTTACAATTACTAGCAGCATTACTTTTATTCTTTGCACCAATTCAACAGTTAGTTATGGTCGTAGGTTTAGCAATCATGCTAGACACATTCACAGGTATTTATAAATCAGTTAAATTAGGTGGATGGAAATCCATTCGTAGTAGAAAATTGTCCAATATAATAAGCAAAATGGTTCTTTATGAGGTGTCAATCATTGTCCTCTATCCAATCGATAAATTTTTATTGAACGAACTGTTACTAAACGTTGTTTCAGTTCAATTCTTTTCTACAAAAATTGCATGTGTTCTTCTTATTCTAGTAGAGCTTACATCAATTAAAGAGAACATAGAAGCTGCTCTTAAGATAAATATTTGGCAAGTTTTGAAAAAAGCAATCCACAGAGCAAAGGAATTAAAAGGTGATATTGACGAGATTAAGAACTAATGAAGATAAACTTTACGTACATAGTTATAGCAGTGCTAGCTGCAATCATTCTCTTACAAAGATCATGTAATAACAATGTAATTACAGAAGGTTCTGTTACAACTAAATATGACACCATCTGGAAAGTTAAACACGATACATTAATCAAAGAAGTCCCTGTTATACATATAGTACATAGAGATCCTCCCAAAGGACCACAATACACACCAGGAGAAAACATAGACACTTGCAGAGCAAGGTTTAACTATCTCCTAAAACAACACACTCTACAGAGAGTGTATACAGATACAATAAAACTTGATTCTCTAGGAACCATTACAGTGATTGATACTGTGTGGTTGAACAAACTTGGAAAGAGAACTAAGATTTTTAATTATAAAATTCCATTTGTAACTAAAACAATTACTAAACCTGCTGATCCTGTCAGACAAGTTTACATAGGTGGTAATTTGTTTGGTAACAAAACCCAACTACAATACATCACTCCTGGTATATTATACAAGACCAAGAAAGATCATATCTATCAAGTTAACGTTGGTGTTAACTTCGATGGATCTATAACCTATGGCGCAGGTGCATATTGGAAAATCAGATTAAAAAAATAATAGATTATGAAGACTGGTACAACTGGAATAAACTTGATTAAGCTATTTGAAGGATGTAAACTCACTGCATATAAATGTCCTGCAGGTATTTGGACAATTGGTTTTGGGAATACATATTATGAAGATGGATCTAAGATTAAAGAAGGAGACAAGATTACACAGCAAAGAGCTGATGCATTATTAGCAAACCTTCTTCCTAAATATGAAGCAATAGTTAAAAAGAAAATCACTATTCCTTTAACACAAAATCAATTTGATGCATTAGTTTCCTATGTATGGAACACTGGTGGATCTGATACATTATATAAACTAATAAATAACAAAGCTTCTGACGATGAGATTAGAACTTGGTTTGAAACCAAATACATCACAGGTGGTGGAAATGTACTACCTGGATTAGTTAAACGTAGAAAAGCAGAAGCAGATTTATTTTTCAAAAAATAACCAATGGCAAAACAAACCAACACAGCAGAAAAGATTTTAAAACCTAAAGTGTCAAGACCAGGTGTACACGCAAAAGCAAAGACATCAAAGTTGAAATCTAGCAAACTATACAAGAAATTAAATAAAGGACAAGGATAATGGATTGGCAATTAGAAATATCATTTCATTGGCCACACGATAGACTAGCAATAGGATGGGAAGTCCTGCACCCTGATGAGAAATTTGAATATACATCATATGTTCTCTTTCTTGGTTTCATAACAATAACATTAGATATAAATTAATATCTTTGATAACTAATAAATTATAAAGAAATGGGAATACCAAATAGACAGATAGGTTGGGACCAACAGTCAAACTTATTATGGCAACTTCAAGCACAGCTTAATAAATTAGGCAAAACAATGAGTCAATGTTGTGGCTCTTCTTCAGGATGCATTAGTTTCACTGATATAACTTGGGAAGCATTCATTGCTGCTATTGATGCAGGAACTATTGCTGATTGTTACTACAACATTACAAACAGACCTAACTCTGGTACAGATCCTTTATACGTTCTTGTTGAAAAAGGACTTCCTAATTTTGATAATGAGGTAAGAAGATCAGAGCAAGCAACAAGTGCTTTGTGTATTACAAGTGATCGAGGAGTGGGATGTTTCAATGTATATGCTGAAGAAGAAACTATTTCTTTTGATTATGTAGAAAATGCTGTAGTCTATCCTGTTCGATTAAAAGACTGTTCTATTTTTGCTGAAGGTGATATTGTAACATTTACAAGTGCTCAAGCTCCTTTTCCTACATATACAGGAGTTATACATTATGGTGGTATTGAAGTTGAAGGGAAATGTGCAGTATATTTTCAAATAACAGGAGGAACAGGTCCTATACCACCAAGTCCTCTTGATCCTGATGGAACATTTAGCAATGGTGTAGATAGTACAGATGGAACATTAATTGGAGAGGTGGCATCAAAATGTAATCCTTTCCCAACTCTATCTGTAGGAGATGTAATTAATGGATTGTTATCTCCAGAAGTGGGTACTGCACAAGCAACAATAACTTCTATAACAGGAACAACAGTTACAATAGCTCCTACATCAGGAGATTGGACTGGTGTTTCTGTATTTTTTATAAGAGATTATGGAAATGCTTGTTTATTTGTAACAACAGCTCCTATTACGACATTGAGTATACTTCTTACACCAGATCCTATATGTTTTGATTTTGATAATCTTCTTGGATATGGTGTATATTTAAATACATTAATGCAAGCTACAGATGGTTTGATTTATGGAACATTGCGATCACACAGTGCGTATGGTGGTCAATTGTTCTCAATGGATCCTGTTACAGAGCAAGTGACGATATTGTTTAATTTTGATGATAATGTTACGTATGGTTATACTCCTAGTTCAGGACTTGTTGAAATAGCAGGAGAATTATATGGTACATGTAGTAATGGTGGTAATAATGATAGTGGAACTATATGGAAATGGAACATAGCAACAAATACATTCACTACATTATATGCTATGAGTGGTCCTACAGAAGGAGGATATCCTTATGGAACATTATTATATACAGGAGGAAAACTATATGGAACTTGTGAGAATGGAGGAGCTAATGGTGTTGGAACATTATTTGAATTTGATCCTATAGCTTTAACATATACAGTGTTATTGCAAATGGGTGATAATGAAGATATTCAATTTCCAAAAGGTCCATTAACAGAAATTATCTCTGGAGAATTATGGGGAACTTCTCGCAATGGTGGAACTAATAACAATGGTACAGTTTTTAAATATACACTTAGTTCAGGAATTGATGAGATAGTTGTAAATCTTGATGATGTTCCTAATGTAGGTTATGTTGGTGCTAGTGGAGGAGTAATGTTAGCCAGTGATGGTAATGTTTATTTCAATACAATTAATGGTGGTGATAATGATAATGGAACATTGTGTCAAATTACAGACATCTCTACATCTCCATCACTTAATGTTGTGTATAGTTTTGATCTTAATTATGGATATGGAGATGCTGTATGTCCTATAGAAATTGCTGGTAATTTGTATGGATGTACAAATAATTCATATGATAGGCCTACAGATTGTACTTCTCCAGTGGGAAGTATTTACAAATATGATATTAGTGTAGGTATATTTACAACATTACATACATTTAATGCTGCAACTGATGGTGGTTTTCCTTATTTAGGACAACTTCTTCCTATTGTAGATGTATTGTATGGAATGACAAATCAAGTAAAACTACCAGGATGTCCTGCAGATCAATATGGACAAATATTCAAATACAACATCACAACAGATGTATATACAAATGTTCAAGCTTTAAGAGCTCCTGTTTCTTCTCCTGCTGATGTAGCAACATCTATTTGTGAAAGCATTGTAGATCCTGGATATACATGTACTACAGTGGGTGGATGTATTTTTGTTTCAGGAACACAGTTTGGAAACGAAGCAGGTCAAACATTAGTGATTAGAACTATTGTTACATTTGAAGGTGATTTATCTGGATGTACAGCACCTACTATTGGACAACTTTTGTATAATAATGATACAGGTGATTTAATAGGAACTGTTTTTAGTTTTACTGGTTCAGCTCCATTTACAATGCAAGTGGAATTAGACGATAATGCTAATCCTGGATATACTAGTTTACCATTTAATGCTTATATAGATGGAGATGGATGTGTATTTATTGTAGATGGCGAAACAGGAACAATCATTGATTACACTGTTCAACCTTTTTCAGGAGGAAAAGAACCTGTTAACAGACCTTGTTATTACAATGCTACATATGATGTAATCACAGACTATCCTCTTTCACAACCACATACAAAAGCACAAATAGACTATCTTGTAAATAACAACTTGTTAGTGCCAGGTGCATTCTATAACATCACAGATGTAGATTTATTCTTATATGGGGGAACAGAAATTGTAATTCAAGCAAACAGTGTACATTCATTTAATGATACAGCAATGGGCTTGTTCTACAATCCTAAATACAATCAAGATGTAGCAGGATATGGAATATATGATAGTGCTATAAGTTATTCACAAGGAGACACTGCTATATGGGGAGGACTTGTTATAACATTTGCTGATGGGGGAGGTGCAGGTAGTATATCTGCATATAATCAAGAATATAACACATGGACATTCCCTGGTAAATTCAAAGTGTTTGTAGGTGATGCTTCAGTTTTCACTGCAGGAGATATTGTTTATGATCCTAATCATCCTGACTATTCAATGCTTGTTACAGAAGTGGGAGCTGATTACATTATTGTATCATGTCCTCCTATATTCTTAGCATTTGCTACACAATTAAATAATCCAACTTCGCCCTTTCTTTTAATAGACATTGTGTCTATAGAACTACACGAATCATTCTACAGCGATCTTATTTACAATGCTGTATGGGATGAAATAACATATGATTATGCACATAATTTTATTAGTTCTAGAAAAGACAATGCTGGAAATGTTGTAGAGCAAACATGGAATGGTTATAAAATTAATAACAATCCTACATGGAGATCTATTGTAGGATTCCAATGGGGTAATGAATATGCAAGTAATATTGCTCTTGAGGATAATGTTGGAATGTTTGGAAATAAAATAACTGATAGTTATGTAGAAGTTATTAATTTCAGAGGAAGATATTTCACTCAAAATACATTCACTAACAATGCCCACTTATATAATATTACATTTGGAACAAGACTTATTTTTGAATATAATACTTTTGAAAATGGTTGTGAGATTAATAATGTAAACTTTGTAGAAGGCTATAATAATCAATTTAGCAATAACTATTTTAATAATTCCTTCTTAGCTAATTCAACATTTACTGCTGGAACGTTTTTTGCTAATACATTAAATAATAGTACAATTACTTATTTAATATTAGATGATGCAACATCTGCAACAGCATTTACTGATAATGCTCTAAAAAGTTCTACATTAAACTTTTTATTTGGAATTGGTGGAAACATATCATTAACAAATTTTGATTATGTACAATTAACTAATGATATACTTGCTGCTACAATAATCTATCAAACTACATATGCTAAAGAAGTGGTGTCAAGTAATGGTGCAGGAAACGTTATTAAATATGTAAGTGGTGCAGGTACATACATAGTTGCTTCTGTAATAACATAATAATAAAACAATCGAATTATGATAAGTCGTGAAATAGGTTGGAGTAACCAAAACAATCTTACGTTTGGTATCATTCAACAAGTAAACAAAATACAGAAAGATGTGTGTTGTAATTGTAATATTTCTACAACTACAACCACTAGCACTAGTAGTAGTAGTACAACAACAACTACAACTACAACAATTCCTATAGGTCCATTTAATTTTGATGTTACAGCAAATTGGAGTCTTGCTACTCCTAATGTAATAGATGCTGCTACATTCAAAACATTCTTGGAAAGTGGACAAGATGGTGATGGAAACACTAATGATCAAACAGGTGTTGTAGTCACTGACTTCTTACTTGTAGGAAATAGATTGAGATGTAATGTTTCTTCTACTGGAGGAACTGATTTAGGATTTTCATATATGGGTATTACAGATGCTACATCATTTGGAAATCTACAAATGAGTGGTTATTTATATTTATATAGTAATAACATCTCATCTGTTGATGTTACATCTTGGCCAATTGGTGTAACTAGTATTGATATAGGTAACAATAGTATTACATCATTTGACAATGTTACGTGGCCTAGTTCACTTAATGATTATTTAGGACTATATAATAATAATTTAACATCATTCAATCCTGTAACTCCTTTACCAAATACAATAACTAATTTAGATTTAAGTAACACTTTTATTACATCAGTTGATAATGTTGTTTGGCCAAGTAGTTTACAAAATTTAAATTTAGATAATAATCAAATTGTAACATTTGATCCAAGCATAGCTTTACCAAGTGGATTAATATTTATAACATTACAGGCTAATCAAATAATTAATTTTGATCCTACAATAGCTCTACCAAATAGTTTACAACAGCTAGATTTAATTAATAACCAAATTGTCACATTTGATCCAAGTTTGGCATTGCCTACTTCATTGATAAACTTATCTTTACCAGTTAACCAAATTGTAACATTTGATCCTTCTATTGCACTGCCAAGTGGATTAAGTAATTTACAGTTATATAGCAATCAGATAGTAACATTTAATCCTTCTATAGCTCTACCTAGTTCATTACAAATATTAATTTTAAATAGCAATCAGATAGTAACGTTTAATCCTAGTGTTGCTTTACCTAGTTCATTACACACGTTAAGTTTAAGTAATAACCAAATGACCACAGCTGGCTATACAGGTTCAGAACCATGGGCTAATGCAATGTCTGTCATTCCTGGAAGAGGTTTTATAGATTTTGCCACTAACCCAGATTCTGCTTCAGGAACAAATTTAGAAACTATACTAATAGCTAAAGGGTGGAGTGTGGCTACATAACATCAAAACATAATAAACACACAACAATAAATTATAATAAACCAACTACATTATGAAAGATTTGAAATTTGTTTCAGCGCAGCCAGATGACACCTACTATACATGGCAAGTACATCTTTGGTTAGAAAGCTTAAGAGAAATAGGACATTCAGATAAAGCCATTGTGCTTATTTTTATTCCTAGCTATAGAGAACAAAATAAGAAGTGGGACCAAATTATAAGTCTATATCCAGAAGCTGAATTCAACTTCTACAAAGATGTGGACAACGTAAGTCAACTATTAGGAATATACATTCCTGTTCTTCGTCCTTACGTTCTTTGGAAATACTTTAAAGAGCATCCTGAAATGAGCGATAAAGCAGTCTTTTATTGTGATTCTGATATCCTCTTTACACAGGAATTCAGTCTTGATAAGTTCTTAGAAGATGATGTGTGTTATCTTTCAGATACAAACAGTTACATTAGTGCTAAGTATTTTGACAGTAAGATTAATCAGGTGTTACCTGAGAAACTAGAAGAATACAAAACAAGAGATATTCTTGGTGAGATAGCAAGTGTTATTGGTATATCAAGAGAAATTGCAGAAGCAAACAATGATCATTCAGGAGGAGCACAATACTTCTTGAAAAACGTAGATGGAGACTTCTGGAGTAAAGTGATGAATGATTGTATTCTTATAAGAACCTATTTACAAAAAGTGAATAGAGAATTCTTTAAAGATGAGAATGCAGGGTATCAAAGTTGGTGCGCAGATATGTGGGCTGTTCTTTGGAACCTATGGTTGAGAAACCAAGAAACTAAAGTGGTTCCAGAACTTGCATTTGCATGGAGCCCAGACCCACTTGAAAAACTAAAGACGCATAGCATCTTACATAATGCAGGAATCATTGGAACATCGCAAGATGGTTATGCATGTTTCTATAAAGGGAAATATCATACAGGACAAGATCCTATGTTAGATCCACATTTAGATGTAGTGTTGAATGATGAGAAATCAAAAACAAGATGTACATGGTATTATGCCAGTAAATTGAATTTATTAAAAAATAAATATAAACTTAAATATTAAATAAAATGACACCAAACAAACGTGACTTAAAAGCGTATGTACGCTTTGATGGAACTGGACGCATTGTCCCAGGAAGCTTAGTGCTTAGACGTAATGAGCCTAAAGTAGGAAATTGGCAGGAAATTCAAGCATACGAATGCTGTAATCCAACTACCACCACTACAACAACTGTAGCTCCAACAACGACTACAACAACAACTGCACCAAGATAATGGCAACAAACAATAGACCTCTAAAAGCATATGTAAGATTTGATGGATCTGGTAGAATTGTTGCTGGAAGTTTGATTCTTAGAAAGCAAAAACCTAAAGTGGGCAAGTGGCAAGAAATTCCTGCTTATGAGTGCTGTAATCCTACTACCACTACTACCACTACTAATCTAAGAAAATGAAACTTCCATTAATTCCTTTGGATAAGGCAAACCATATTATATATGGACTTATAATATACATCATAGCCAATTTGTTTGTTGAAAACATCTTGGCTTTTGGTGCAGTTGTATTATTTGGTGCAGGAAAAGAGTTGTATGATTATAAAAGTTATGGTAGATTTGATGTGTTAGATTTACTAGCAACTATTTCTGCAGCATTAGTATTAACAATAATATATTAAAACAAACAAAATGGCATTAAAATCACTATTTCCAGAAGAGATGATGGAAAACAAAGGGAGCTCTAGTCTAACACTAGAGACCATTGCAGGAAAGCTTTCATATTTCTATGAAGAGCTACACTTATTACATTTTCAAACTACATCCTTTGCTGAACATTCAGCTTTAGGAACCATTTATGATAAGGTGGGTGATTTCCAAGATGAAATCATTGAGAAGATTATGGGATATACAGGAAAAAGAGTGAGAGCATATAAAATTGATGCTCTTAAAGACTATTCTTCTGGTATGCCCAATCAAGTGGTGAGAGAACTTGTTAAGTTTGCTGAAGACTTAGAAGAGTTTGGAGAAGCTAACAACATGCCAGACATTGAAAACATAGCACAATCTCTATCAGGAGAAGCTAGTCAAACATTATACAGACTAACATTGTCATAAATGCAAGTGAACAAAAAATTTTTCCCAAAGGTGATGCAAGACAACGACACGTTGTATCTTGCTCATCTCGAGGGAATAATTAATTCTGTAGATGAGCTATCAAGTCTTGAAATAACAAAGAGTACAAACTCTTACAAGTTTCGATTAGCACCAAGTCTCCCAAAGTATATTCCTATGCTTTTAGAGGAGATATTAAAATTCCATAATATGTTTAGAATAAAGCTTGATCTTTCTAAATCAATAAAAAGTTCTGGTACAATAGTATTTGAAATAACATTAAACGAAGAATAACAATGCCTACATTTATAAAAGCAGGATTTTGGGAACAACTGTGTGTTCCATGTAAGGGATATAAAGGTTGGCTCAATCTTGATGAACTCATTAAGAAGTTAGCTAGTACAGTGGTTGGACCTCCTGGACCTCAAGGTCCACAAGGTGTAGTGGGACCACAAGGAGTACAGGGAATCCAAGGAACACAAGGAACACAAGGAGCAACAGGTGCTGCTTTGACAGTGCTTGGTTCTTATCCTGATCTTGCTTCATTTTTAGCAGGAGCTGGTGGTTCACCAGGAGCAGTAGGAACAGCATGGATTATTGAATCTGATGGTTCATTATATGTATGGAACACAGCTACAAATGCTTGGGAAGATGTTGGTGACCTTCAGGGCCCACAAGGAATTCAAGGAATTCAAGGTGTGCAAGGAGAACAAGGTATCCAAGGAGTCCAAGGTATTCAAGGATTAAAAGGAGACACTGGAAATACTGGTGCTAAAGGCGACCAAGGTGTACAAGGTATACAGGGCATACAAGGAACTGCAGGTAACTCTGTAACTATTCTTGGTTCATATGTAGACTTAGCAGCTTTCTTAGCTGGTGCAGGCTCTTTACCTGGAGCTAATATAGGAGATGCATGGATTTTATTATCTGATGGATCTTTATATTCATGGAATGGTTCTGTTTGGTTTGATGCTGGAGATATAAAAGGTCCTCCAGGGTCTCCAGGAACTAATGGTACAAATGGTACAAATGGTGCAGATGGAGCTACAGGTCCTAAAGGTGATCAAGGAATTCAGGGTGTACAAGGTATTCAAGGGGTGCAGGGAATTCAGGGTGTTGCAGGTGGATTTGGTTATTTAGGATCTTTCTATGATACAACAAACCAAACAGGAAATGCAGGAAATGTTCTTACAATGAACATTGGTAATTCAGATGTATGGAACAGTGGAGTGTCTATCACTTCTGGAAATAGAGTAACTATAGCTAATCCTGGTGTATATAATATACAATTTAGTGCACAGATGGTAAAAAATGCTGGTAACACTGCCACACATGCACATATTTGGTTATCACAAAATGGTCTTGATGTACCAATTAGTGCATCTCAACTAGGATTTCCTTCTAACTCTATATATGTTGTAGCAGCATGGAACTTTTTCTTTAAAACTACAGTGGCTAATGAATATGTACAACTTAAATGGGAAATAAATAGTAACGTAAACAATGCAATAGTAATTACATCAGCTGTAGCTTCAGGAGATATTCCTGCTATTCCTGGTCTTATTGTAACAGTGAATCAAGTTGGCTAAAAATAAATTTGTACAAGTAAAAATACTTGTATACATTTACTGATCATTTTAAAAACCAACACATTATGGCACAGTACGATCCAAACAAGAGATACTCTTGGGGACCTGAAGACAAATTTGAACTTAATGGAGCTCAATTTGGTCTAATTTTAAACACATTGCGAAGCATTCTGAACACAGAAGAAGCTGCAAAAATTATTTTAGCACAACAAGCTAATGCAGCAATCGAAGCTGTAATGGCTGCTGCTGTAGAAGCTGACATTGTGAAGGAAGCTCCTACTGTTGAAGCTCCTCCAATGGAGAAGTTGTAAAACAACATAGCTGTTGGGAGACGAATAACAGCTGTTTTCAAACAAAAGCTCTTCTCTATGAGAATATATGAACCAAAGAATAGAATAGATGTTATAACACCCAAGGGAGATGGGATGATACTTTTTGTTACAGAGTTTGGAACAGAAACTGACACCATCTATACAATTATAATTAATCAAACTGGAGAATTATGGCAATATACCCATAAGGATCTGATTGTTAAACCCAATATAACATTTAAACGCTATGGCAAAGATTAAAAAAGGCAGTGTATCTGCTGGTACAAAAACACAATCTAAACGAGTTGGTCCTGTAGATCCTAAAGGTGCATTTACAAAAGTTCAAAAAAGAACATTAGCTGGTGCTAAACAGTCTGCTCCTCTTACCAAAGATAAACAACTTGGTGCTACCAAAATGAAATGTGGTGGTAAAATGAAAAAGAAGTAAGCCATGAAAGCTATTAAGAAAGCATGCAGTGGTACTTCACTATATCCAAAATCGTCAAGTGTTTCTTCTAAGTTGAAAGCAGGTGGAACTGTAAAAGCTAAAGATGGTAAATGGATTCAAAAAGCTGTTAATCCTGCACATAAAGGATTTTGCACTCCTATGACAAAAGCTACTTGTACTCCTAAACGTAAAGCTCTTGCTAAGACATTCAAAGCAATGGCTAAAAAACGTAAATAATTATGTCTAAGATGAATCCTCAGAAAGCATCAGCCTATGTAGGCACTGGTGTACTACGTAAAGGTGGTAAGATAACTCCTGTTCCTAATGGTCCTCTTATTAAAAAGAAAGGTCAATTTAAAGGAAGCACATTGAAAGCTGGTGGTAAAATTAAGAAATTACAAAATGGAGGAGGAGGTAAAGCTAAAAAGGAATATGTAGACAGAATGAATACTGCAGATTCTTTGTTTGCTGAATCAGATAGACAAATAAAAGATGGTAATTACTTAAATATGATTAGTAATAAACCAGATTGGAATAGACCTTTATTAACAATAGGTAGAGAAAATCGTAAGAAAGCTGAAAAACTTAAAAATAAAAAACCTCTTGGTCCTACTAGATTTAAAGCTGGAGGTATGATTAAACGTGCTGATGGTTCTATGTCCAAACGTGGATTGTGGGATAACATCAGAGCTAATAAAGGATCTGGAAAGAAGCCTACAAAACAAATGTTAGTTCAAGAGAAAAAGATTAAAGCTAAATCTAAAAAATAATGGCAAATTGTAAAAATTGTAATTCTAAGCTAAAAGCATATGCTAGAATTGATGGAACAAACACACTTGTTTCAGGAAGTCTTGTTTTAAGATTAACAAAACCTAAAGTTGGAAACTGGAAAGAAGTACAACCTATAGA